GGAACATTAAACTAACTATTGAATATGATGGCAAAGAATATAATGGTTGGCAAAAGCAGACTAAAAACAAGGGTTTGAACATATTTTGAATTTATTTCAAAGTATGTCAAATCCTATATATTAAAGCATTTTATATTTTTAATACATTTTAAAATAAATATGAAATATTTTAAAATTATTGTGCAAGGCTGTACTGGTGGCTGTATAAAATATTATTTAAAATCAATTGTAAGTCCTTGTTTTTGAAGGTACTCAAAGGACATATCAAGATGTTCTTTTTTAAATTTGTCAAATACTTCACAATATACATTTAAAGTAGTTGCAACATTTGCGTGTCCCATAATTTTTGCTAAAACTGCAGCAGGCATTCCTGCTTCAATACATCTAGTTGCGAATGTATGACGCAACATGTGTTGATGAACATCATAACCTTTACCTATATTATTTTCTTTGCAAAAATACTTGAACATCATATTAACTGTATCTGTACTGATACAGTGTTTATATGAGTTACAAAAAAGAAGATTATAATCATTTTCTGTATAATATTCTGATGCTAGATATTCTTTAAGTAATTTCTCAACAAAAGAATCCATCATTAAATTTCTAATTCCATTTACTGTTTTTGTATATGAACCTATTGTTGCTCTATCATCAAATGTACGAGTTATTGTTCTTCTAACATGAATTATTTTATTTTCAAAATCAAGATCATTTATATCTAATGCATTTATTTCTCCCATTCTCATACCAGTATATAAACTTAAAAAAATCTGATATTTATATCTAAACTTTGCATCTCGTAAGGTTTCAATGAGTTGTTTTTGTTCTTCAATTGTGAATGCTGAAACTGTCTTTGATTTATTATTAAATTTCTTTGACAAAGGTATCTCAAATTCTAATTGATCATCTAAAAAGTTATAACGCAATATGTTACGCCTTACAGCTATTTTAAATGTATTATTAACAATACCATATATTTTAGCAATTACAGAATCAGAATATTTTGTAATATATACGAAGAAGTCTTTTAAATCATTTTCTGTAATTTTTTGCAGTTCCATATTTGCCATATAATGAGAAGATATATTTTTTAATGTATGCAATTTACGAGAATACGATGATTCTTTTAATTTATTCATTTTATAACCATTATCAATAAATTCTTTTGCAATACTATAAAAAGTTACCTTTGACTTGTCAACATAGGTATCAGTATTTAATTCTGTTATTATTTTTTCTAATTTGTTTTTTACTTCTTGTCTAGTTTTTCCATATATGGTTTTTCTTTTTCTTTTGCCGGTTTTAGTATCATACATAGCAATAGTATATTCTGTAACCCACATAGTTTTTCCATTTATTTCTCTTTTGAATATAGTACCTTCGCCATTTCCTCTTTTTTTGGCTGTTCCCATAAATAAAAAACCTCCATTTTTCAAATATTTTTATTGTAACACTTGAAAAAATGGAGACTTTTGTATATAATACAAAAGTAATCACTTTTTCAAGTGTTTACACCTTTGGATAATGTGTGTAGTTCGGCAAAAACAGGCACATTATCCTTTTTTTATTAAAATCTTTTGTTTTTCTAAAATACAGTTATCTAAAAAATCAGTAAATCCAGTTGGAGGATAGGCTACTGTTGTGTTATATTGACCAGACGGTATTGTAAAAGTTATATTTACAACATTAATTCCACCTATGGTTTTTGTTTTTTCTTTGGCAGTGTTTGCTCCAATAGCAGCACCAATTGGACCAGCTATTAAATCTCCAACGACAGCTCTGCTAACTACTCCTTTTTTCTGTGTAATAGTTTTTTCTCCAATAGTTCCTAAATTATAGCTATTTATTTCATCAAATGAATATATAATATTTTGATTTTTATTATTTTGTTTTCCAACAAAAAACAATTTATTTTCTATATCAATAGAAACAGGTGTCATCCCTAAACCTTTTAATACTGTTGTTGGTTTAAATTTTAAAAACCTTTCATTATTTATATTCCAAAATTCTTTTAATTCTTCTATTGTATTTGTTTGATAAGATTTAGAAATACGAATACAATTTGAACAGGCAACACCATTAACAATATTAAATTTGGTGAATAATCCCAATTTGCAATTACAAATATCACATTTTTTTGACATAAAAACCTCCATTCTATTTAAAAGCACTTTTATTTTCTACTTTTATAACTTCTCCTAAAATTTCAATATCATTTAAAGTTAAATTATCTTGTATTGGAAAATTCCACATATTCATTGCTTGTAATTCTATTTTTCCGTCATCTGACTGAATAACTTTACGAATAATAGGTGCACCACCTTTTATTTTTAAAAGGTAGGTTTTTTTATTAAAAAATTCTTTATATTTTTTTATTATTGCTATGTCTCCAACATCAAGAAGCGGAGCCATAGAATTATCAGATGATTGTACTGCAAAATAATTTTTAGGATCCTCATCTTTGATATCTGTTCTATATACATAAGGTATTTTCTTAATAATTTCATTAGTTGAAAGATTTATAACATTAATTTCAGCAATTTTAGTTCTTCCGAAACTTCTATCCATAGGGACATCTTCTCCCATAAGCCAAACCTCATTAATATCTAAAGCTTTAGCTAAATTGTATAGTGCTGTTTGCTTTGCTTCATATTTACCTTTCATATATTCACTTAATGATGATTTTGAAATTCCACTTTTTTTTGACAATTCAGCAGGTTTTATATTTCTTATTTTCATTGCTTCTTTTAATCTATTTGAAAAAGAACTCTTCATAATTTACCTCCATAGCAAATACATTATAACAACAAAAACCAAAAAAAACAATGGTTTTCCAAAAAAAAATAAAGAAACTCGAATTTTTTTCAAAAAAACTATTGACAAAACAAAAACAGTAATATATTATAATGTCAGTTCGGAAACACGAACAAAAATGACAAGAAAGGAGAAAAAAGGATGGAAGAGAATACAATATACGATTATTCTATTCTTAAAGGAAAAATAGTAGAGAAGATAGGAAGTAGAAGAGAATTAGCAGAAAAATTAGGAATAAATGAAACAACATTAAGTAATAAACTTAATAATAAAACTGATTTTTCAAGAGAAGAAATGAAAAAAATATGCAAAATTCTTGATGAACCATTAATTAAGATAATAGAATATTTTTTTACAGAAACAGTTCGAGAAAACGAACAAAAATAAAAAGGAATGATATTTATGAAAAAATTTAAAAATGCCGAACTACACACAAAATTCAAAGGAGGAAAAGAAAAATGGAATTGAAAGACGATGTTTTTTATACACCAACAGAATTTGCAAAATTAAGGAATTGTAGTGTACCAACAGCACTAAGTATTTATAATTCACAGGACTTTCCAAGCGAAAATTTCGGAAAAGAAAAAGTTGCTTTAGGTAGTGCAATAAGAGAATGGTATAGCAAAAAAAGAGTAAAAGGAGAAGAATAAAAATGAAAAAATTTAATAAAAAGAAATTTATAGTAAGAATAATTGAATTATTAGTAATAATAGCAACAATTATATTAACAATATTATCAATTAATTATGCAAATAAATTAAGAGGTTATCAAGCTTATGGTGGAGAGTATTTAATACCAGTTCTTGGACTGTTGGTAGTATTAGTTATAGAAACAATTTATGAAGAAAGTGAAGAAAATAAAAGGAGAGGAAAACATGGAAAAAGATAGATTACATGATTGTTATATATGGCACATTATTACTTTAGCAAAAATGAAATATAAATTAAAACAATTGAAGGGAGGAAAATAATATGAATGGATATCAAGAAATTAAAGATCTTATTTCAGATATAGATGAATTTCATAACGAGGCTGAATTAAGAGAAATATTACAAGAAATTTTATTTATCTGTGAAGATAATATAAAAAATGAACCATCTATCGACAGTCAAATCGAAAAATAGATGATTCATAAAAGATATTTAGATAAATACTTTCTATTTTCATTTTATCAAAAATACTAATATAAGTCAAGAAAGAATGTTTGTATATCATAAAAGAAAATAGAAAAAACAAAAGAGATTTTGAAGTTATTAGGAAAGGAGTATCGCACATGGCAAACAAAGATGCATATTATTTTAGCCATGACTCTAACGCACTAACAGATCCAAAAATACTTTCAATGCGTTGTGATTACGGACTAGAACGGTTATGGTTTATATTGGGCAATATTAGAAATGTTAAGAAATGAATCTACATATAAATTGCCATTAAATAAAAATACATATAGAGCAATAAAAATGCAAACAGGAACATCAATAAATGTTGAACAATATATAAATGATTGCATTAATGAGTATAAAGATAGTGAAAGTGGAAATGGATTATTTAATTCTAAAGATGGTATGTTTTGGTCGGAAAGTTTTATTAGAAGAATGGAAAAATACGAAGACTTAAAAGAAAAAAGAAAACAAGCGGCAAATGCAAGATGGAATAAAGAAAAAGAAAAAAACGAAAAACAAGAAAAAGATACAAAGCAAGAGAAAAATGCAAAAAAATGCAAAAGTATAAAAAAATATTGCAAAAGCAATGCAAGTGCATACCAAAAAAGATACAAATGCAATGCAAAATTGAAAAAAGTGTATGCAAAAATATGCAAATTAAATGAAATTAAATTAAATAAAATTAAATTAAATAAAATTAAATCTATCTATCCATCTAATCATGTGTTCCAAGAAAATGAAAAATTGAAGATGGACAAGACGGATGAGATAGAATTTGAGAGAGTTATTAGTAATTGTGAATTACATGTATTGGATCCTACACTTGCTATTGAAATTGAGGAAATAGTAAAAGAAATGTATATGGACTTAAAAACTAAAGAAAAAATAAAAAAACTTAATTCAAAGAAAATATTATATGCACTAAAACAATTTGCAATAGCAAACACGCAAACTGAAATAAAAAAACCAAAGGAATATTTTAAGAAATGTGTTTTATCTGCAATGAATCAAACGGAGTTAAGTACGCAATATGATGTTAATACAATATACAAAATGGGAGCTTTAGTATGAGTATGTTTAGTTCATTGTTTAATAGAAATACAGTTCCAATATATCAAAAAATGGAAACAATAGAAAGTGGAAATTCAGTAGTAAATGCAAAAAGGAAAAAGGCATACGATTATTATAAATGCGACTATTGTGGAGCTGAAATAAGAATAAAAGAGAAGAGGCATGAAATGACAGGAGGAATTGCAATAATACCACATACAATTACTAGAAGAGGAGAACTAAGATTGGCATTATGTAGTAAATGCTTAAAACCAGCATTGAAGGAATTAGAAAAGGAGAAATAAATGGGAGAAGATAGTAACCTAAGTACACTATTTTATGCAATAGTTGGTTCAGATGAAGAAATGAAACCACTAGGGAAAACAGAATTAAATTTAATTGATGAGGAAAGTAAAAATCCAAAATATGCTGAAGGTGGAATAAAAAATAAATGTGTAGCTTTTGCAGAGGTAGGAGAAAATGGATTTTCAGGAGAATTAGAGTTAATTGTAACACCTAAAACAATGAAAAAGAAAAGATTTATAAAATTAATTATGAGCAAAGGTTATCAAAAGAATGAGGCTTATAAGATGCATCAAGAATATATGAAAAAATATAAATCTAGAACTTTAATAGGATTCACTATTTTTCTAGAGAGCTATAATATAAAGCCGATATTCAAATTGAAAATTGGAGAAAAAGTTTATGAAGGAGGAATAGATTTTGGATAGAGAAAAATTAGAAGAATTAGCAAAACAAAGAATGCAACAAATTGCAAAAAAAGTAAAAGAGGAACTTCCAGAGGGATTTGGATTTGTAGTATTAGCATTTGAATTTAATGCTGCACCAAACACAGCACAAATGATGTATGTTTCTAATGCTAATCGAGATGATGTTGAAAAAGCAATGGAAGAATGGATTGAAAAAACAAGAAATTCTTATGGAAATGATACAGAAAAGTATGGAGGTAAAATAGATGATAGTACCAGATAATATAAAACAAGCAATAAAAGAATGCGCTGAAGCAGAAAACAAAGCATGTTTGAATGAAAGAATAATTATGAGGTGGCTAGAAGAAAGAAAGTTAACAGAGGAAACAGCAAGTAGTCCAAATCGTGATATGACAGATTCTTTTATAGATTATTGTAAAATGACTTGTAATCCAGATGAATTTATTGAAGTATTAGAAAATTTAGATAGAACGGAGTAGAAAAAATAAAGAGGTGATACAAATGATGTATGAATTTGAAATGATAGGAGATATTGTTGGAAAAGCAAGACCTAGAATGAATACAAGAACAGGAAAAGCATATACACCAACTAATACTAAAAACTATGAATATTTTTTAAGACAATGGTTTATTAGAGAATATCCTAACTTTACAACAATAGAAACAAGAGTAAAGGTAACAATTATAGCTTACTTTGGTATTCCAAAGAGTACAAGCAAAAAGAAAGAAGCGGAAATGTTAGCAAATATTATAAGCCCAACTAAAAAGCCTGATGCAGATAATATTATAAAAATAGTATTAGATGCTATGAATAAATTTGCTTTTAAAGATGATACACAAGTTACAAAATTAGAAATTGAAAAGAAATATAGTAGAACACCTAAAATTTATATAAAAATTGAGGAGTATTAGATAAAATGAAATATTTAATAAAAATCATAATGCAACGGAAGGTTAAGAGAGTATATAGAAATAATTTGGAAACAAAAGAGATTATTTAAGAAAAATATAAAGAGAAAAAATAGTTATTTTGTTGATTATTATGGATATAGATGTTTGGGAAAAACATATTTAATATCTAAGTTAGCAAAAAAATATAAGCTAAAAGTTATTACTAAATATTCTTTATATCAAAAACCATATATTCACATAAAAAATAATACTATAAATACGTTACCTTCTACCAATAAAAAAGAGATATTTTTAATTGATGGATTAGACTTATCTACAATAAAAAATTTACAAAGTAAGGGATACGTAATTATAGGATATATAAATTAAGGAGAAAAAAGCCTATGAAGTGTATAAAATGTGGGAAATATCCTTTTTGTAACAAAATAAAAGATTCACAGCAAGAAGCTTGTGAAGAATTTATAAAAAAATCATTAGAAATAAAAATTACAAGAGAGGAAGAGACAAAGAATGAAAATAGATAATATAGATGAAGTTGAAGCTTTTGCAAAAGAAATGAATTATTTTTTTACATACATAGAAAGGACAAATTCAGATCTAAAAAATGAATTGAGAGTTAAAGAATTAGAGCAAGACGATTTATTACATGAAATAGAATTAAGTAAATTAAATGCTTTTGAACTTTCAAAGGTGGCAGTTAGATTAAGAGATGTTAGACAAGAAAGAAGAGTAATAAAGGACAAGCTTGAATTTATATCAACATTAAAAGGGTTTTCTGATAAATATAACAATAAGCTAATAACAGGCGATATAGCACAATTATTAAAAAATATAAGAATGCTAAAAGAAAACTGGGATACTAGAATATATAAAACAAGAGTTTTAGAAGATCTAAAAATTAGTAAAATGAAAAAGAAAGAGGAAAGCGAATGATTAAATTTTTATTAGGTTTATTCATAGGAACATTTATAGGAATTGCAATTATGTGTTTGATGTTTGTAGCAAAAGATACTGAAGAATGAAAGGAAAATAGATATGCCAAAATTTAATAATATAGATTATAAAGAACTTTTGACAGATGTACAAGTTGTATATAGTTGTCCATATTGTAATAAACAATTCTTCAATAAAAATTCATATAGGAATCATATAGTAAAAGGTTATTGCACAATGTGTGATATTAAAACAGGTAAAAGTATAGAAATTGAAATACCATTAGATTGGCTGGGGAGGGATTAGAGATGTTAGTTCCGATAGTAGATATGAACGAATTTGAAAAAGTAGGTTTTAAAAAGTGTAAAAAGCCTTATGACAATTGTTATTATTTATGTTTCTCAAAAGGAATACAATATATTTTTTTAAGTCCTGTAATGATAGATATTGAAAAATGGGAAGAGGAAGATCCAAGAATACATAAAAATGCTAATTGTAGATATAGAGATGAAAGAACAGCACAAGATTTTATGTGCGAATTGATACAAAATAAAATGGTAACATGTGATTATTTAATTAAGAGGTGATTCAATTCATGAGTAATATTTATGATATGTCGGGAAAAAAGAAAGTGATATTTACAGAAAATCTTGAAACCAATATTACATATAAAGAAATAATGAAAATAGTAATAGAAAATGCAACAGAAGAAGGATGTCATCAAATATTTTGTGATGGTGGAATAAATATGTGTCCATCAAATATATTTGGATCAGAAAAAATAGACAAACAAAAAGAAGAGGATATTTGCGATTATGAAAGTATTGGCTGTACAAAATGTTGGACTAATGCAATAAAAGGATTGGAGGAAAAAATAAAATGACAGAAGAACAGATACAAAAAATGCAATTAGCTAAAAGCAATATATTAAAGGGAGAAGATATAGAAGCTGCTGCATATATATTAGAAAAATGTGTATTTGATAATGTGATTATTATAGGAGAAAGAGTTATTTATTTAAAAATAGCAACAAGACAAATATTAGATTTCATTAAAAGATATAAGGAAAGCGATTATGAAACGATATGCCTAGAAAATAACGAATTACGAGAAATAGCAGACAGAATTCAAAGTGAATACAATGAGTTATTAAATAAAAAAAGAATAAATAGTGAATACAGACCATGTATAGTTAGAAATAAAAAAGCATTATTTCATAAATGGGTACATACAAAAAATTTATTAGGTCAAGAATTTGAAGTTGGATTAGTAGAATATGAAAATGGACAAATAGGAGAGACAACACCAAACAGTATAAAATTTTGTGATGCAAAATTAGATGAATATTGTTTTACAAAGGAGGAATAATCAATGGCTGAAACAAAAAAATATAAAGTTATATGTTGTAATTGTAATAAAGAGATATATGCAACAAAATCAATATTTCATAAAATGGGCATGTTTGATTTAGGACAAGGAAGATGTTTGCATTGCAATACAAGTTTACAATTAATATATGAGCCGGAAACAGACACGATGAAATCAAGATTATATGATGATTTTATAAAAGAAAGACAAAGCAAAATGAAAAATTAAATTTATATGGAGGTACTAAAAGATGAAGTGTACAGGAAAAGAATGGGATACTTGCAGAGTTGAAAAAAAGGGATGCAAAGGATGTTATTATGATGAAAAAGAATTTGTAACATTCACAAAAGATGAAGAAGCGATAAATGTATATTTTGTAAAAGATGGTATAAAAGTTGCAGATATTTTAATGGGAGTAGCAGCAACAATAAAAATTATTATGGAAGAAACCGGAAAAGACAAAGAAACAGTATTAAAAGTAGTTAATGAAATGATTGATGAAGCCAATAAAAAGAAAAAGGCTTTAGAAAAAGAAATATGGAAACAAGAAGAAGCGGAAGAAGAAAGAATACGAAAAGAAGTGTGGGGGATTAAGATGGGAAAACTGGATTTAGAAAATTTACAAAGCATAATAGAACATTTAGAAGTATTAAGAACAAATACTGAAAATATTATTGAAAAACAAAACATGACTTTATTTCATTCAAAAGATTATTACGAAGGACAATTGGATACCTACAATGATGTAATAAGAATGCTAAAAATATATCAAGGGAATAGTAAGGAGAATTTATGAAAGAGATATTATTTAAAATATTAGTTGTATTACTTAGTCCAATATATTTTATGTTTTGGATATTTGCAAACATAATGGGATTGGCAATGGAAATTGGACAACCAATATTAGATGTTGTACTGGAAAAAGTAGAAAAAATGTCATCTTTTTGGAAAGAATTTTTTAAAGGAAAAAATAAATGAAAAAAACACAAGAAATAAAATATAAAGATGAAATATGGGAAAGAATATTAAATTCTAAATATGAAATTAGTAATTATGGAAGAGTCAGAAGATTTTATAAATACAAATATAGATATTTAAAAACATTTAGAAAAGGTTCAATACAAGTAATAAAATTACATATTGATGAAAAAGGAAAGGACTACAATGTAGCAAAACTTGTAATTGAAACATTTAATAGAAAATTAAAAGCAGAAGAGGTAGCATATCACAAAAATGAAATAATATCAGACAATAGATTATCAAATCTTCAAATTACAACTAGATCAGAAGCGGGTAAAAGGACTGGTTGGCAATCTCATAGAAAATCAATTGTAATGCTTGATAATGAAGGTGTTATAATAAAAGTTTTTAAAGGTACAAGAGATGCAGCAAAGAATTTATTTATAAGTCGACAAACAGTAAGTGATTATTGTAATAAAAGAGTAGAAAATCCAATGTATGATTTATATTGGGGAGATGAATTGATAGATAAAGAAGGGGAATAGATAATGAAACAAATTGATTATAAAAATATTACAATTGGACAAGTTCAATGCTTAAACAAAAGTGGATATTTTTCTGAAATGATTTGTGATGGAGATAATTTAAAAGTAGGACTATCAGAAGAGGAATATATAGAAGCGGAAAAGAAAATAAAAAAACTTATTGATGACGTTATGAAACCAGTAGTGGAAGCATTTGAACAAATTGCTAATACAATAGCAGAAATAAGTGTAGATATATTTGATATGACAAAGAAAGCTGTTAATAATTTGTATAAAGCTATATATCCTATTTTGGATAAAAAAATAAGCAAAAAGAAATTTATTAAACTCTTGCAAAGTGAAGGAATACAACGAAATGAAATAAATAAGATTGTTCAAGGAAATAAAGACAAATATACATATTTGAGATATTACAATATAGTCAATAATTCATATAAAAACAATAAAATAAAAAACGATAGAATATAAAAAAACAATAACCATAGGTAGCTGTAAGAAAATAATAAAAAAATTTATTATGAACAATAAAAAAACAAAAACGAACACAATAGAAAATTTAGAGATGTCAAATAGTTGAAATTAAAGGAAAAAATTATAAATTTTTTGAATAGGAGGACAAAAGATTAATGTGCAAAAAGATTTAGAAAATTATAATACATACAAATTTAGATTAAGAGAAACGGAAAAGAAAAGGTGGTGTGTATATGGAAATTAAAGCATTAAGTAGATATTTGAAAAAGAATAAAGAATTAAATACTACAAAAAAGATAATTGAAAAATTAAGGGCAAAGCCCAAAATAGTTACTGACTTTGCGAAAGATTATAAAACTGGTTATCCTCATAATGTAAAGATAGAAGGATATGATGTTATTACACATTACAAAATTGAGATGTACGAAAAAAAGCAAAAAAGATTAGAAAAGGAGATTCCTCTTGAATTAGAAGAATTAACAAAAGTAATTGACACAATAGAAGATCCTATTGCAAAATCTGTTATGGAATACAGATTTATAACAGATATGAGTTTTGAAGAAATTGCAATGAAAACAAATAATACATACGAGAATGTAAGAAATATATATTATAGGACATTAAAAAACTTGACACAAAATGATACAAAATGTGTGATATAATATGTATAGTAATAAATGTATAAAAAGTTCGTAAGCAAAAAAGCCTACGAGCTTTTTTATTATACTAATGTGTAAAGAGGTATATCTATGGATATTGGTAGATGTATGACAAGAGAATGTAAAAATTGCAAATATGAAACAAGATGTTTTAAGGAGTATAAAGATGAATATAAGAAAAATAAAAATCGCAAATCTAAAACCGGCAGAATACAATCCAAGAATAGATTTAAAACCAGAAAATGTAGAATATCAAAGAATAAAGAGAAGCCTAGTTGAATTTGGATATGTTGCACCGATTATAGTTAATACAGATATGACTGTTATAAGTGGACATCAAAGATTAAAGGTATTAAAGGAACTAGGATATACAGAAATAGATTGCAATATTGTTGATTTAGATAAAAACAAAGAAAAAGCATTAAATATAGCACTTAATAAAATATCTGGAGAATGGGACAATGATAAATTGGAAGAATTGCTTTCAGAGTTAAGAGATAGCAATTACGATTTAGATATAACAGGTTTTGATGAAAATGAAATAGAAAAAATATTTAAAGAAGCGGAAGAAGTAATCAATGATAATAAAGAAGTTGAACTAACAGAATTTGGTGATGATAAATTCAAATGTCAATGTCCTAAATGTGGTTTTATGTTTGATATAAAAAAATAAGGAGAATACAATGCCAGAATATGAGTGGAATCTAAAAGATTTAAAACAAGTTTCAAAAAATAATTATAATGTCTTTTCGTGTTTTTCGTGTGGTGGCGGTTCAACTATGGGATATAAATTAGCAGGATATAATGTTATAGGAAATTGCGAAATAGATAAAAAAATAAATGAAGTATATGTAAAAAATCATGATCCTAAATATAATTACTGTATGCCAATTCAAGAAATGATTGCTTTAAAAGATTATCCTAAAGAATTATATAATTTAGATATATTAGATGGCAGTCCTCCATGTAGCACTTTTTCATTAGCTGGAGAAAGAGAAAAAAATTGGGGAAAAAGTAAAAAATTTAGAGAAGGTCAAGCATATCAAGTTTTAGATGATTTATTTTTTGAATTTATAAAGCTAGCTGAAAAATTAAAACCAAAAATAATTGTTGCCGAAAATGTAAAAGGAATATTAATGGGAAATGCTAAAGGATATGTTAATTTAATAATAAAAAAATTAGATGAAGTGGGATATAAAACACAAATATTTTTATTAAATTCAGCAAGAATGGGTGTACCACAAAAAAGAGAAAGAGTTTTCTTTATAGCAACGAGAAAAGATTTAGAACTCCCAAAAATAAAGTTAGAATTCAATGAAGAATTTATAACATACGGACAAATAAAAGATACAGAATATAAACCAATCAATAAAGATACTATGCTATATCAAAGATGGTTAAAAAGAAGCAGAAAAGATAATAGTTTATGTGATACTATTGAAAGAACTGAAAATGGTAAAATTAGTAGTTTTAATACACAATTTGTAAAAGATGACAGAATACCAAATACATTAGCAGCAGGAGGTTTGTTTTTAAGATTTGATGTTCCTGCATCAATAAGCGATAGAGATATAAAATTAATTCAAACATTTCCACAAGATTATAACTTTTGTGGACAAAATGTTCAATATATATGTGGAATGAGTGTTCCACCGATAATGATGAAGAAAATTGCAAATGAAATAAAATTGCAGTTTTTAGATTGTTTAAAAAGGTAATGGAGGTGGGTGAGTTGTATTGACACAAAATAAAGAAGAAAAAATAAAGAATGATTATTTACAGGGAATGCGATATAAAGACATATTTAAAAAATACAACATTACCTTGCCTGATTTGAAGAAGATTATAAGAAAATATAATCTAACTAGAGAAAAAAGCGAAGTTCTTAAAGGAAATAAAAATGCAAAGAACAATAAAGGTGGACACCCAGCAACAGAAAATAAGAATGCTGTAACAACAGGAGAATATGAAAATATTTATCAAAGTGTATTAACAGAAGAGGAAAAGCAATTATTCAAAAATATGAAAATAGAAAGTACAGATAAATTATTAGATGGATACATAGAAGAATATAAAATGTTGACCATTCGTGAATTAAGAATGATGCGAAGAATAAATAAATTAGAACAATCAGATAAAGATATGACAGTAGGTAGTATAAAAAAGAAGAATAGTCAAGGAAGTATAGAAACTACAACAGAAGCGGAACCAACAATTGATAAGATACAGAAAATAGAAGATAGTTTAACAAGAGTTTCAGAAGCAAAAAGAAAAGGTAGAGAAAACATGATTAAACTAGGATTTAGCAAACGTGAATTAGAACTTAAAGAAAAACAAGCAGAAAATGAATTATGGTAAAGGAAAATAGATTATGTTTGAAAATGCTCATGATTTATATAAATCAAAAGAATGGCAAAATTTATTAAAGAATCTAAGATTAGAAAGAGTAAATGATGAAGAAAAACTAATTTGTGAATATTGTGGAGAAGAGATAGTAAAAGCTTATGATTGTATTGGACATCATAAAATACCATTAAATAATAGCAATGTTAATGATTACAATATAAGTCTTAATCCTGATAATATAATGTTAATACATTTTAAATGCCATAATAAAGTACATCATCGTTTTGGATATGAATTGCCAAAGAAAGTGTATATAGTTTATGGATCTCCTTGTGCTGGTAAATCTACATGGGTTAAAAATATGGGGACAGCTGATGATTTAATTATAGATATAGACAAGATATGGGAATGCATAAGCTTCTGCGATAAATATAACAAACCAAGAAAGTTGCAACAAAATATTTTTGAAACAAGAAATTGTTTAATAGATCAAGTAAAGATGAGACTAGGAAACTGGCAGAATGCTTTTATTGTAGGAACATATCCATTAAAGATGGAAAGACAAAGACTTGCTGATAAACTAGGTGCAGAGCTTATATATATTGATTGTGATGAAGAAATATGTTTAAGTAGAGCAAAAGATGAAAATTGGAAAAAATACATTGAAGAATGGTTTGAGAGTTTTCAAGAATAGCCCCCCTCCAAGACACCATAAATGTTTTTGGTGGGGACTGTAAGGGGAACCTCTTTTTCACACGAAGTAAAATTTTCATTTTTTCTTGAATTAAAAAAATAGATACAGAAAGAAGGGATTATATTTGACAAGAAGGGAAAAATTAGATGAAATTTTTAAAGATATAGAGGATAACAAGAAACAATTAATAAATCCAATGTTAGACAATATAGCCTTTTTGGAAGAACGAATGGAGGAATTAAAAAAATTACCATTTATACAAGTAAATCCTAAAAATCCAACCCAACAAAGAACAACTAAAGCTTCAAAATTGTATAAAGAATGTTCACAAAGCTATATGAATGCAATAAGAATGTTGTATTCCATGATAAATGGACATGAAATAGAAGACGATCCAGTTCAAAAATTCCTAGAGGAGCGACAAAAATTTGGAGGTTAATTATTTAAAACAATATTATGAAGAAATACAAAAAGGAAATATAATAGTTGGATTAGAATTAAAAACAGAATTACAAAAATTAATTAAAGATTTAGATAATCCCCAATACAGATATGATACAAGTGAAAGCCATTTAAGAATAGAATTTATGGAAAATTTGTGTTTACAAAGTAAAAAGCCATTCTATAATGTTCCAATGCAATTATTGCTTTGGGAGAAGGCATTTATAGAAGTTGTTTATTCTTTTAAGTTTTTCGATGAAGAATTAAATAGGTGGGCAAGAAGATTTCAAAATGTAATTTTACTAATTGCAAGAAAAAACGGCAAAACAACATTAATGGCAGCAGATGCTCATACTGATTTAAGAATTGGAGAAGGTGGAATGGATATTGTTTGTGCATCTAATGATGACAAACAAGCTAGCCTTTTATGGAATGAAATAGACAATATGAGAAAAAGAATAGATCCACATTCGAGAATTACACATAAAAATATGTCTGCTATATGCAATACAAAAAAGAATATTACTATTTTTAAAATGTCGAGTAAGACTCAAAACAAAGATGGTAGAAATATAGACAAAATGTATATGGATGAAAGCCACGATGCACCAAATGATGAAATAGCAGAGGCAGGGCAGAAATCAATGTCAACAAAAGATGAACCATTATTTATAAATTTAACAACTGAAGGTTTTATAAATGATGGTTATTTAGATAATGAATTAAAATACGCAAGAGAAGTTTTATTTGATGAAACTAATGATATACATTATTTACCATGGCTATATACACAAGATAGTGAAGAAGAAATATGGCAAGATGAACAAAGTTGGTATAAATCAAATCCGGGTTTAGGAGTGGTAAAAAAGTGGAAGTCATTAAGAGGGGAAATTGAAAAATCTAAAACATCAAAATCAAAAAGAATGCATACTCTTTGTAAAGATTTTAATATAAAACAAAATAATGCTCAATCATGGCTAATGCTTGAAGATTATAGCTATGAAACAGAACCTTTTAATCTAGAAGATTTTAGAGGTTCTTTTTGTTTGGGTGCTGTTGACTTATCAGAAACAACAGACTTATCAAATGCAAAAATATTATTGATGAAACCAAATGATAAAACCAAATATGTATATTCGCATTATTGGATACCAGAAAGTAAATTACAGGATAGTAACGATAAAGAAGCAGGAGCAAAATATGAAGAATGGGCAAGAGAAGGATTACTTACAATACATGAGGGAAATGAAATTGATATATCTAAAATAGCAGATTGGTTTTATGAATTATATAAAAATTATGGAATAAAAACTTACATGGCAGGTTATGATCAAAGATTTTCAAAACCATTTACAGATAGAATGAATGAATTTAGTTTTGAAACAGAAATGATTTTACAAGGAAAAGTTTTATCAAATGCAATGAAACTTGTAGAAGCCGAGTTACAAGACCAAAAAATTAACTACAATAAAAATTCTATGGACAAATGGTGTTTAGGAAATTCAGCAATGGAAATGGACAACTATGGAAATATAATGTGTGTAAAAGTTAAGAATCAAGCAAGTAAAAGAATTGATGGAGCAGTTACATTGATTATTCTATATGAAGTATATAGACGTTATCGTAATGAATTTCATAAACTTATAAGATAGTAAGGAGAAGTAGATGAAAAAATATAGAATTAAATATCAAAAAAATTATAATATTCGTATCGAGAATATTAATGCGATAAATCAAGAAGAGGCAATGTATTCTTTTTATATGAATAATAGAGGATGTGATATTTTAGAAATTAAGGAGGTAAAAAGCATTGAATCTAATTGAATTTATTAACAAATTTAAGAAACCTAAAAATGATAATATGAAATATGCTGAAATGCTAAATGGATACATTCCAATTTTTTCACAATTTGGTCAAGATATATATGCTAGTGATGTAGTGCAACAAGCTATATCATGTTTAGTAACAGAATTGACAAAAGTAAATCCATTTCATATCAGAAAAAATGGAAGTGATTTAGTACCTGTTGAAAGTAGCACAATTCAAAGATTATTAAATCAACCAAATGAAAGAATGACACAGAGTGATTTCTTTGAAAAAGTATTTTGGCAATTATTTCTTAATTATAATGCTTTTATTATTCCAACTTATGTAAGAAATAACAAAGGAGATAAAGAATTTACAGCACTTTATCCAATACAACCAACAGATGTTACTTTTTTACAAGATCCAAATGGAAAATTAGGAATTAAATTTAAGTTTTTTAATGGATATGAGACAATATTAGCTTATTCAGATGTTATACATATTAGATATAGATATTCAATAAATGAACTAATGGGAGGAAATGAATTTGGACAACCAGATAACAAAGCATTATTAAAAACATTAGAGTTAAATGATACTTTATTACAAGGAGTTGCTAAAGCTCTAAAGAGTTCATTTTCTATTAATGGAGTAATTAAATATAACACTTTGTTAGATGATGGAAAGATGGAAAAAAATATAAAAGCCATAGAAGAAAGACTTTCTAAAAATGAAAGTGGATTTTTACCATTAGATATAAAAGGAGAATATATACCATTACAAAACAAGATAGAATTAGTAGATGCAACAACATTAAAATTTATTGATGAAAAGATATTAAGAAATTGGGGAGTTTCTCTTCCGATATTAACAGGAGATTATACAAAAGCTCAATATGAAGCTTTTTATCAAAAAAGTCTTGAACCAATAATTAAGAAAACAGGAGAAGCAATCACAATGGGATTATTCACGGAAAGGGAGAAAGGCTTTGGAAATGCGGTTGTATTATATCCACATGAGTTGATTTTTATGGATACAGGACAAAAAATAGATTTATTTGATTTACTGGTTGATAGTGGAAGTTGCTATAAAAATGAAGTTCGTACAGCATTTGGAATGAAACCACTTCCTGAATTAGCAGGACAAATTGCTATGTCAAGTAATAAAACAAATGCAGAGAATAATAAAACGGATGAACAAAAAAATAATGATGGTGGAGGTAACAAAGATGAACAAGGAGTTAATTAGAAGAAATTATGACTTCGATATACGTGCTCAAAAAGATGAAAAAAGAGGAAATATAATAATTGGAAGGCCAATAGTATATGAAAGTAAAACTGATATTGCAGGAATGTTTGCAGAGGTAATTGAAAAAGGAGCATTGAAAAATACGAATTTAGAGGATGTTAGATTTTTAGTAAATCATGATCAATCAAAGATACCTCTTGCAAGATCAAGAAGAAATACAAAAAATTCAACAATGCAGTTATCTGTTGATGATAAAGGAATGGAAATTCAAGTTGAATTAGATATAGAAAATAATACAGAAGCTAGAAATTTATATAGTGCAATAGAGAGAGGAGACATAACAGGTATGTCTTTTATGTTTGGAATCGAAGATGAAGAATGGGAAGATTTAGACACAGATTATCCAACAAGACATATTAAATCAATTTCAACAGTTGTTGAAGTTAGTGCAGTTACATTTCCTGCATATGAAGATACTTCAATATCTGCTAGAGATAAAAGTGCGGTGGATACTGCACGCCTAGCGGTGGAGACTGCTAGAAGTGGAGCGGTGGAGACTACTCCAAAGCAATTAGAGCTTGAAAAGCTAAAAATTAAATATTTATTAGGAGGAAATTAAAATGAAAGATTTTTTAAAGAAATTAATTGAAAGAAAAAAACAAGAGTTAAAAGAAAAAGAGGAAAGAATGAAGAATTCACAAGACATTACAGAAGTAAGAAGTCTAGGAGAAACTTTAATAGCTTTGCGTGATGAAATAAATGATGCAGAAGAGCAATTAAAAAAATTAGAAGAAGACAACGGAAATGATGATGGCAAAGATGAAGGTGCAGAAGATAACAAAGATGACAAAAAAGATGATAAAGCAAATGAAGGAAGAAGTGCAAATGGATTTAATCCAAATGCAGTTTTAAACGTTATAGGAGGAGCAAAAATGAATCAAAGAGGACAAGCTTCAAATAATGAAGAAGATATACTTTCTTCAATGGAATATAGAATGGCTTTCAAACAATATGCTCAAACAGGAACAAGAAGTGCAAAATTAAATGAAATATTAACACAATATCGCACTGAAACAAGAGCAGCAGGAGAAGTAACAAGTGATGCATTAGGAGTATTGATTCCACATACAGTATTACAAGAATTAATTAAAAAAATAGAAGGTTCATATGGACAATTTTCTTCAAGAGTTCGTATGTTAAATGTTCAAGGTGGTGTTGAAGTTCCAATATCTGACTTTGATGCAACATTTACATGGAGTGGAACAGATGGAGCTGACAAAGAACATGGTGTCAGCGAAGATCAAAAAGTTGATGGAGCTACAGGAAGTGTTGTATTCTCTTACCATATTGGAGAAATAAGAATAGCACAATCATTACTTCAAAGCATATTAAGTGTAGAAGTATTTGAAAAAGAATTAATAAATGCTTTATTAACTGCTTATTTAAAAGCTAGAGATATAGCAGTTTTAAAAGGTACAGGAAATGCACAACCAACTGGAATTCTTACAGATGTTGCAGCAGGATTAAAAAGAATACCAGCAAGTAACATTATAGAATTTACAGAAGAAGAAATTGCAGATTGGACAGCATGGGAGAAAAAATTATTTGCTAATATACCTTTAGGAATGGAAGGAGCTAATCCTGAATTTGCTATGGCAAAACAAACTTATGTAGGTAATTTATGTACTTTAAAAGATGCTAATAATCAACCAATAAATAAGGCTGGATTTGATGCTAGTGATAAACAATATAAATTCAATGAATATCCTGTACTTAGAACAGAACAAGATTTATTCAAATCATTTGATTTATGTGCAAATGGAGAATATTTTGGAATATTCTGGGTTCCTGAAAAAGCTTATGGTATTAACTCAAATATGACATTTGGATATAAGAGATATTTCGATGAAGATAAAAATAAATGGATTACAAAAGGTTTAGTTATTTTAGATGGTAAACCATTAAACACAAACTATATCTATTTATTAAAAAAATCTGTAAAAGGGTAAGATGAGGGGATGAGAATCCCCTTAATTCATTATTTTAAAAAAGGAGAGTATATAAAATGGCAAAAACACAAAATCAAGCAGATGAAACTGCTGAAAAAAATGAAATTGTTGAAAAAGAACAAGTTGTAATTAATGAAAATGATATTGTATCAGGAGAAGATTTAAAGGAAAATGATGTAATAGATGTTAATTCACCTGAAGTTACAATTGAAAAAAATACTGATGTAGATGAAGAATCTATAGAAAAAACTGAAGAAAAGACAGAACATTTAGAAGAACAAGAAGAGAAAGAAAAAACAAGTAGAAAGACAAACAACAAAAGATCAGATAATGAAAAAATAAAACTTAAAATTAGGATTGCATTTACAGACAAATACAATGATAGAGACTATAAAGAAAATGATATTGTTGAATTTGAGAAAGAAAGAGCAAGTGAATTATTATCTGATACAAGAAGATTAGTTGAAAAAGTAGACTAAAAAAGGAGCAGTAATATGTTAGAAAAAGTAAAGGAATGCTTGGGAATTACAGGAACTTACCAAGATACAATTCTTAAAAATTGGATTGCTGAAATACAACAATTGATGATAGATGGAGGAATTCCATCATCTGTTGTTAATGATGTAAAATCAGCTGGTGTGATTGCAAGAGGTGTTGATGATGTATATTTTCAAAAAGCAAATTTATCATCATACTTTTGGCAAAGAGCTACTCAACTAGCATATAAGGATGGTGATGGAAAATGAGTGGATTTTCAATAAATATAACCAATCCTATTCCACTTGTTTTACTTATACCAAAGATTTCAACAAAAAAGGGTATCACTAATAAGGAATATCCAACTGTTGATGAAGCATTAGCAGAAAAAGATAAAAATGGTAATTCTATTAATCTTTTTTTTGGCAGTTTTAAAACTTATGGTGGAACGGAGAAAACGGTAAATGGTGTGTATTCCATTGAAGATACAGCAAACATTGAAACTATGTATCGATCAGATATTACTGGTGTTTGCAGAATTGCAAGAGCTGAAGATAAGGCTGTATTCGATATAATAAATGAACCTGAAGATATAAATCAAAGACATCAATTTTTAAAATTTAAGGTCAAAAGATTAAAAGGTGGTGCTTAGTATGAGTAACAAGGCTTATTTGGAATTTGAGGGTTTTAATGAAGCAATAGCAAGGCTTAATAAATTAAATGCAAATACAAAAAATATATCAGAAAAATCATTAAAGAAAACCCACGAAATTATTACAAAAAAAGCACAAGAAGCGATTACACCACATAATGAAACTAAGAGAACTGAAAAAGCTTTGAAAAAAGAAGCAGAAATTGAATGGGCTGGTACATTAGCAAGTGTAAAAGTAGGTTTTAGCATAAGCGAGGGTGGACTAGCTTCAATTTTTTTGATGTATGGAACACAAAGCCACAGTGTTAGTAACCAATACGGAAAAAATCTTGGAATTATGGCAGAGCATAAAAAAGATAAAAAAATGTATAATGCAATTTTTGGTACAAGCACAAGAAAAGAAGTATTAGAAGCACAACAAGAAATATTTAATAATGAAATAAGGAGGTTGGAAGGGTAAATGAAAGATAAATTAACAAAAGTATTAGAGAGCATGAATTATCCATATTTTCAACAAGGTACGATGAATAAAGAAGAAGGTTATCCTGAATCGTACTTCACTTTTAAAAATATGTCTTCTGATGGAGATGCTTTTTACAATAATGAAGAACATAAAATTGTATGGCTTTTTATTGTTGCATTTTATTCTAACAATTCTGACCTAATAGATAAAGAATTATTAAATTTAAAAGAAAAATTAAAAAGGGATGGGTTTATTGTGAGTGGCAAAGGATATGATGTTGAAAGTGATGAACCCACACAAACTGGAAGAGGTATAGCAGTAAGAATAATAGAAAATTTATAAGGAGGTAAAATCTATATGAATAAGAATTTAGATGAAATCGTTGAGTATAGAGGTGTCACAGATTTAGTTGTGGCAGAAGTATTATCTGATAATAATAAAGAAGGAGAAGGCTACAAAACAGGAGAGGTATATGAATTAGCTGGTGTTGGAGAAATTTCAAAAAGTACAAGTAATTCAAGTGAATCAAAATATTATAATAATATGGCTGCAATTGTAATCAACTCTGTTGGTGCAGATGAAATAAAATGTTCTACATCTGTACTTCCATTAGATAAATTAGCATTTATAACAGGACAAGATTATGATGAAACAACAGGAACATTAATTGAGGGAGAAAGAAAAACCAAATACTTTGCTCTTGGTTATAAAACAAAGAAAACTAATGGTGATGAAGTATATGTTTGGAGACATAAAGGAACATTTAGTATTCCTGATAGTACACATGCAACAGAAAATGATGGAACAGACTCTAACGGTCAAGAAGTAACATATACAGGAATTTCAACAACACATAAATTCACCAAAACAGGTAAAACTGCAAAAGCTATTAATGTTGATTTATCTAAAGACCTAGCAGATGTTAGTACATTCTTTGATACTGTTACAACAATAGATACTTTAAAGGCAAAAGCCTAATAGGAGGAAAAAAATATGGATTTAAAATTAAATATCTACGACAAAAAAGAAATAACAAAAACATATACTGCTGAAACTTACGATTTAATGTTTGGAACAGTAGAAGATTTGTTGGATGTTATTGATATTGATAATATTCAAGCTAGTAACGAAGCAGAGTTACTAAAAGCAATTGCAAAAGTTTTGGCAAGTTCAATGAATATTGTTAAACCATTGCTAAAAGAAGTTTTTGATGGATTAACAGATGAAGAATTAAGACATACAAAATTAAAAGAAATAATAAATGTTATAGCCGAAATTATAGCTTATTCTATAAATCAAATAACAAAAGGAAATGATGGAAAAAACTAGAAGAGGGGAATACTGCTATTCCCCTCTATCAAATATTCTTTGAACTTGAAATGGAAATATGTAATCGTTTTCCAACGGTTGATCCATTTTCAATAAGAAAAGAAAAAATGAGAGAGATTTTTCTATTAGTTAGAAGATTACGAATTTATGATGAAGCAAATAATCAAAACAATAAAAATAAAAGGAAAAAACAAATAAGAAGACCAGCTAGTGATAGCTGGTTTTAGTTTGCTTGATGAAAGGAGGAAAGTAAGTGGCAAAAGGAGAAGATATTACAACTCGATATAAATTGGATATATCGGATTTAAAAAAGAATATATCTGAAGCTAATAATTATATTAAACTCGCAAATTCCGAATTTAAAAAAGCAAGTTCTGGTATGGATGATTGGACAAAGTCTACAGATGGTTTAAGTGCAAAGTTGAAACAATTAAAATCTACGATGGAAGCACAAGTTAGTAAATTGCAATCATATCAAACGCAGTTACAAACTGCACAAAAATATGAAAAGCAGTCTGCTAGTGAAATTGAAAATTTGAAGAAAAAACTAGAAGATGCAAAAAGAGCCTATGGAGAAAATTCTGATGAAGTTAGAAATTTACAAAGTCAATTGAGTTCCGCAGAACAAGCTCATTCAAGCATAAAACAACAAATATCGAATTTAACAGTTACTATTAACAATCAAGAGGCTGCGGTAAATAAAATTGAAAAAGAATACAGTAATTATAGTACACAATTACAAAATTTACAAAAAGCTGAAGAAAGAGCTAATAGTAGTACAAGTAAATTATCTGACACAATAGACGATCAACAAAAAGCGGTAGATGATACAAAAGAGGCATATAAGAATGCGGTACTACAATATGGTAAAAATTCATCAGAAGCCAAAAATTTAGCAAAAGAAATTAAAACATTATCAGGTGATTTAAATGATAATAAAACCAAAATGCAGGAACTTGATAGTGCTGCTGATAAATTAGATAAAAGTATCGATAGTGCTGGGAAATCAGCAGATGATGCTTCAAATGGTGGTTTTACAGTTCTTAAAGGAGCATTAGCAAATTTAGCAGCAGATGCGGTTGAAGGGTGCATAAATGGGATTTTGAAATTAGGTGGTGCTTTACTTAATGCTGGTAAACAGGCAATAGCTAGTTATTCTGATTATGAGCAATTAGTTGGTGGTGTTGAAACATTATTTAAGGACAGCTCAGGCATTGTAGAAAATTATGCTAATAATGCATATAAAACTGCTGGGCTTTCTGCAAATGAATATATGGACACTGTAACTTCATTTTCTGCATCATTATTACAAAGTTTAAATGGTGATACTGCAAAATCAGCAGAAGTAGCTGATAAAGCAATTACAGATATGTCTGACAATGCAAATAAAATGGGTACATCAATGGAATCTATACAAAATGCATATCAAGGTTTTGCAAAACAAAACTATACAATGCTTGATAATTTGAAGCTTGGATATGGTGGAACTAAAAGTGAAATGGAAAGACTTATTGGAGATGCTAACAAATTAGCAAAAGCACAAGGACAAGCTGGAAATTTGACAATTGAAAGTTATGCTGATGTTGTTGAAGCTATACATTTGGTTCAAGATAATATGGGCATAACAGGAACTACTGCAAAAGAAGCAAGTACAACAATTCAAGGATCTATTGGAGCAATGAAGTCTGCATGGAGTAATTTATTAACTGGCATGGCAGATGAAAATGCAAATTTTGATACTTTAATGGAAAATTTAATAGATAGTATAGGAACTGTTATTCAAAATATAGTTCCAAAAGTAAAAATTGTAATTGATAGTATTATATCATTACTCATCGAGTTATTCCCACAAATTGTTGATTTAATAACAGAACTATTACCTGATGTAATGGATGGAATGAATAAATTACTACAGGGAATAATTGAAGCTTTACCAACGGTTGTTGATGCAATAATTGGTATTATACCTCAAATAATAGATGTTTTGCAGATGGCAATTCCACAATTACTTCAAGCAGGAGTTCAAATTATTATAAGTCTTGTAAATGGATTAACAGATGCAATTCCAAACCTAGTTATTGCATTAGTACAAGTTGTAAATCAGATTATTGGAGTATTGGTTGACAGTTTGCCAGATCTTATCGATGCAGCCTTTAGTTTCTTTATGGGAATTATTGAAGCAATCCCTGAGATAATATCTGCATTAACAGAAAATCTTGATGAAATAATAAATACTATTTTATATGGATTAACAGATGCAATTCCAAGATTGATAGAAGGAGCAGTACAATTATTAAATTCAATAGTTGAAGCTATACCACTTATAATTCCTGCGTTAGTAGATGCAATTCCAACAATAATAAATACTATTATTACTGGCTTAGTTGAAAATTTACCAATTGTATTACAAGGAGCAGTGCAATTGTTAATGGCTATTATTCAAGCAATACCATTGATTATACAAGCACTTATTCCTCAAATACCAACTATTGTTACTACTATAATTAATGTTTTAATACAAAATATACCAGTATTACTACAAGGTGCAATTCAATTATTTATGGCATTAGTTCAAGCAATACCAACTATATGCTTGGAATTATTAAAGGCGTTGCCACAGATAATTAGTTCTATATTCCAAGGATTAGCACAATTACCTGAACAATTAGGATCATTTTTTCAAGGTGCTTGGCAAGGAATACAAAATGTATTTTCTAATGTAGGAGGATGGTTTGGAGATAGATTTAGAGAAGCTTGGAATAATATTACTGGTATTTTTAGCAATATTGGTAATTTTTTCGGAGGATTATGGAATACAATAAGTGATAAATTTTCAAACATTGGAACTAATATAGGAAATGCAATTAGTGGAGCTGTTAAATCAGGTATTAATGGATTATTAGGAATGATAGAAAACACAGTAAATGGATTTATTAATATGATTAACGGTGCGATAGGAATAATCAATGCAATTCCAGGTGTAAATATATCAAGAATCAATACATTAAATATACCAAAATTATATAGAGGTGGGGTATTAGAAAAAGGACAAGTTGGTTTACTTGAAGGAAATGGAGCAGAAGCGGTTGTTCCTCTTGAAAGAAATAAAGGCTGGATAAAAGCTGTTGCAAATGATATGAAAGAAGAAATGAAAAACAATGCTTCTAATATTAACAATATATCTAATTCAACATCTAATGTTAATAATTTTACTCAAGTAATAAATGCTCCAAAACAACCATCTAGACTAGAATTATATAGGCAGACAAGGAATTTATTAAATCTAGTAAATGCATAGGAGGGAAATCAAAAATGTTTACTTTAAAAGTTGAAAATATTAAAGGAGCAGTCCTTGAATTAACAGATAACGAAGAAGATTATCAAATAGCAAATATAGAAGGAATAACCCCTCCAAATGCTAATATAAATACTTCAACCTATGCAAATGGAGATGGTTCTGCCTTTAATAGTTCAAAAATTCCCAATAGGGAAATTGTTATTACAGTATATATAAATGGAGATGTTTCTCAAAATAGATTAAAACTTTATAAATATTTTAGAAATAAACAATGGTGTAAAATTTATTATGAAGATGATAACAGAAATGTTTTTATAGAAGGATATGTGCAAACTTTTGAAGTTCCAATATTCGTTCAAAAACAAGTTGCACAGATTTCTATTTTATGTCCTGATCCATATTTTAAAGATATTAATACCATAGTTCAAAGTATTTCAAAAACAATAAAAAAATTCTCTTTCCCATTTTCTATAAATAGTAATCAACCTATTGCAATTTCTTCTGTAGATCTTGAAAAGGTAACAAATGTTATAAACGATAGTGAAAGTGAAACAGGTTTAATTATTAATATTGGATTTATGGGAACTGTAAATAAGCTAGAAATTCGTAATATTGAAACAGGAGAAAATTTTATAATTGATTATGAGTTTATGAAAAATGATAAATTAATAATTAATTGTAATAGAGGAAAAAAATCGGTAATTTTAACTAGAGAAGCGGTTGAATATAATTTAATTCCACAAGTTAGAAGTGAATCAACATTTTTTCAATTAGGAATTGGAGATAATAGATTTAGTTTTTTAGCTGATGATGGAGAGAAGGATATGCTAGTGGATATTAGTTTTAAATATTATCGTGTATATTTAGGGGTATAGAATTATATGGATGAATTATATTTGTTAGATAAAGATTTAATTAAAAAATACATAATAGATATGTATTCAAGTATTTTATGGGTTCCTAGATATAATGAATTGGGAGATTGTGAACTTGTTATTTCTGCAACTATTGAAAATATCAAAAAAATAAAAGAATGCAAATATATTGCTAGGAAAAAAGACGATATGGTTTGCGAAATAACAAAAATTGAAATAAAAACTGATGAAGAAAATGGAGATCAATTAATTATAACAGGTACAGATATAAAAAATATACTAAATTCAAGAATAGTAGCCAAACAAACGAATTTTAATGGATTAGTTGAAGATTATATAAGAACTTTAATTACGGATTCTATAATAAATCCTACCAACAAAGAAAGAAAAATAGAAAACTTTGTATTAGCAGATAAAGTAGGATTTAAAGAAACAATAAGAGAACAAGTTACTTATGATTATGTAGGTACAAAAATTCAAGAATTATGTCAGAATTACGAGTGGGGATATAAAATTGTTATAAAAGATAGAAAATTTGTATTTTCTTTATATAAAGGGAAAGATAGAAGTGATTATGTTCAATTTTCACAAAACTATGATAACATATCTACAACGGATTATACCAAAGATGATAGCAATATAAAAAATATTGCTATTGTTGCAGGAGAAGGCGAAGGAATAGAAAGAAAAACTGTTACAATTGGTAGTGGGACAGGAATTAACAGACATGAATTATATGTGGATGCAAGAGATGTTTCAAGTTCAATTGATTATGATGAATTATTAAGTAGTTATCCTAATGGTAATGAAAAGAATATAAATGGCACAATATATTATCAAGTAAACGGAACTAATATAGCTATTTTAACAAAAAATGATGATGGAGAAATTACTGAAGTAGTATTATGTAATAATATTTATATTGAAAACCTAAAAAGTGTTGGATATGAAAAAATGTCTGAATATAAATCAATTACATCTTTTACAGGAGATGTTATTATAAGAGCTAATTATACATATAAAGATGATTATAATCTAGGTGATATTGTAAATATTGTAAATGAATACGGAATTTCAATTAATGTTAGGATATCTGAAATATTAGAGAGTATAGATGATAATGGATATAAAATGGAACCGACATTTCAAAATATAAAAAGTGAATAGGAGGCAAAAATGGAAAACGATGTAAAATTTGAAGTTACTGCTGGTTTTTTTGATGCGATAAATAATGATCGTGTTTATTCAGCAGATGATATGAATAGACCATATAGAAAATTAATAAGTAATGGTGTTTTTGCAACTCCAAAAGGTGAACCTTCCGATTATTTGCAAGTTTTTACTGCAAATAATGGGATGAATATTATAGTTTCAGCAGGTTATGCACTAATTGGGGATAAGTGGTTTGAAAATCCAAGCAATTTGACAATAACTACAGCACAAAATTCTGATGTATTAACTAGAATAGACAGTATTATAGCTCAAATGGATAAAACTCAATTAGGAAGAGCAGGAAATATAGTATATAGAAAAGGGACTGCATCAAGCAACCCAGTACATCCATCAATAAATACTGAAGAAAACATCATTGAATTTAGATTAGCTGATATTACGATTAGTCCATCTTGTATAAAAATTACACAAGACTTAATAAAAGACTGTAGAGGTAGTAGTGAATGTCCTTGGGTTACAAGTTTAATATATCAAGTTGATACATCAACATTATATGCACAATGGCAAGAGGCATATAAGAAATATTATGAAGATCAAGAAGCGGAACACGATACATATTTTACAGAATTTAAAAATATTATGGCAAATTTCTTTAATACTGAAGAACAGGAGTTTACTAATTGGTTTGAAAAGATGAAAAATCAGTTGTCAGAAGATGCAGCAGGAAAAATACAATTAGAAATAGATAATTTAACTACTATTTTAAATGAAACAAGAGAGAATTTAGAAGATGCAATTTCGCCAATTATAACAGAAGATGGATATTATATTGCAACAGAGGATAATACAAGATTAGTAGTTGGAATGTAAAAAAATAAGGAGGATTTTACAATTATGGGAATTAAAAAAATTTCAGAACTTGAAGAATTAAAGAATCTTCAAACAACAGATATATTACCTGTTGTTGATGTGGAAAATGGAACAACTAAAAAAGTTAAAATTTCCACATTACTTACTGCACTTGTAGAAAAAAATGCAGGTGCACATAATAGTATTTATAGAGGAAAAGATATTACTGATTTATTTTATGATGGGACATTAAGTAAACAAATTGCAGCAGGAACATTTGATGATATATTCGTTGGAGATTATATCATAGGAAAAACAAGTGGTAGAAAATATTTAGTAGCCGATATTAATTATAGATTACACATGGGAGATACAGAATGTACAAAACCTCATGTTTTGATGATACCGGAAAGAATAATGGGAACAGCACAAATGAATGCTAGTAATATAACTGATGGAGCTTATATTGGTAGTGCGATGTATAAAACAAATTTAGCACAATTTAAAACAGTAATAAAAAATGATTTTGAAACAAGTCACATATTAAAGCATAGAAATCATTTACAAAATGCAGTTTCAAATGGATGTGAGACCGGAGGAACATGGTACGATTCTGATATAGAATTGATGAATGAGATAATGGTTTATGGTTGTCAAATATTCAAAAATGCTACAAATGGATCTACATTTCCTAACAATTATCAAATAGACAATTCTCAATTATCATTATTCAGGTTAAGACATGATTCGATTGTTGCTAGAAATGATGCTGGAGATAGATATTGGTACTGGTTAAGAGATGTCGTTTCTTCTTCGAATTTCGCGCATGTCAGCAGCAGTGGTTATTCGAGTTGCGGCAGCGCTTCGGATGTCAGCGGTGTTCGTCCTGCTTTCCTAATCGTGTAATCAGACATCGACAGGGCTTTATGCCCTGTCATATAGTATAGTTAGCTTTCAAGATAGTTAAAATAAGAAAATAAAAATGATATAATTTCTGTTGAAAAAATAGAAAAGGAGAAATAGTATTATTTTACAATGTCAGAGATAAAGAAAAGTGAAAGAAAAGAATCAAAATTGCAAACAATTCATAATGCATATATGATAAGAATGGCAGTAACAAATTTAGCAGAAAATAATTTTTATATAACATTTTCAAAAATAGAAGAGAAAATAAACAATAGAATAAAAGGACTTGATGAAAAGGAACAAATAAGAATAAAAGAAAATATGTATAAATTTTATAGAAATCAAATAAATAGAGTATCAGACAATGTAATAGAATTAGCAACAGGAATAAGTAGGCATTTAAGAATTGCAAATACAATATTTCCAACATATATGTCAGAGTTTGAAGAAAGACGTATAGAAATGGACAGAGCTATGGCTTGTTGTAATGCACTTCAAGACGAATTGCAATATGCAGGAGAATGTTTATATGCTGATTTGAATAAGTATATGAATTTGGTTCTAGAAATTCAAAAAGAATTTAATATGATAAAATCACTTCGACAAACTGACAATAGGTTTTTAAAAAATATAAAAAAATAATAATTAGTGGGTAATCTTTGTATGTCGTTTCTTCTACGAATTTCGCGAATGTCAGCAACAATGGTAATTCGAGTTACAACAACGCTTCGAATGTCAACGGTGTTCGTCCTGATTTCACAACCCATACAATTTATTTATATGGACTTGATTCCATCGTATGGATATGGGAAAAGGAAAGGAAAGATTATCCCTTCAATAGCAGAATTGATAAATACTAATCATTATGTATTTGGTTACGACCAGTAATACTATTAAAGTGATTTTTATGAATATTTTTTATGATGCAAATAAAATTTATGAAGCTGGAACAAAGGCAATTCAAGGAGCACCTTTTAAATATCAATCACAATTGTTCGAAATGAACCATTTGATAGAAACAGCACAAATTTTAAAAGATTTGAAAGAGTGGAAATATAAACCAGTAGCAGGAAAAAAATTTACTATAAATGAACGAGGAAAAATAAGACATATTACAAGTAATAATATGGTTGATAAAACAATTAATCATTTACTTTGCGATAATGTTTTAAGTCCAGCTATTTCTCCATATTTAATCTATGATAATGGTGCAAGTCAAAAGAATAGAGGTGTGGCTTTTCATAGAAAAAGATTTGAAACACACTTACATCAATATTATAGAAAATATAAAAGTAATGAGGGATACATATTGTTAATTGATTTTAGCGGATATTATGCAAGTATTCCTCATGATTTATGTTTAAAGAAGTTACAATATTTTTTAAGAAAAGTAAACCCTGAAGAAGCAAAAATTACTATGTGGATTTTAAAAAATCTATTTGATGTATTTAATATAGATAATAAAAATGGAAAAGGCGTAGATATTGGAAGTCAACCATCTCAAAATATAGGAATTTCGTATCCATCACAAATAGACAATTATATAAAAATTGTTAGAGGATGCAAATATTATGGAAGATATACGGATGATAGTTATATCATTCATCAAGATAAAGAATTTTTAAAGCAATTACTAAAAGAAATAAAAATTATATCAAGTAAACTAGGATTAATAGTTAATGATAGGAAAACAAGAATAGTAAAATTATCTCAACAATTTAAAGTATTACAAATAAATTATTCACTAACACCAACAGGAAGAATAATAAAAAAGATAAGTACAAAAACAGTAACTCGAGAAAGAAGAAAACTAAAAGCATACAAAAGACTATTGGACAAAGGAAAAATGAAAAGTAACGATATAGAAAATAGTTTTAAAAGTTGGATGGCAGGAAATTATAAAAAAATGTCAATGCAACAAATAAGTAATATGTCGCAATTATATTATGATTTATTTAAGGAGGTACCGAAATGGAAAAATCATGGAAAATTACGTTATCTGATGGAACACAACTTAAAGACTTAAAATTGAGTGGAAATAATTATATTTCAAAAACAAAAATAACTGAAGATGATTTTAAAGGTAAATTATCAAAAATTACAATTGAAAATGAAACTGATAAAACATCTGAAGAACTTGAACATGTAGAATTAGTACAAATTGTTCATTATGAAGATGGCTATTATTTTGTATTAAGACAATTATCTGCAGATGAAATTGATAAAATAAAAACAAAAGCAGATATAGAATATCTAGCAATGATGACTGATGTTGATCTTGAGGAGGTGTAGTCAATGAACGAACATAGCAAAAATTTTGAAAAGGTAAAAAACTATTATGATAATGGAATTTGGAATGAAGCAAGAGTATATAATGCAGTTGGAAAGTGGATTACGGCAGAAGAATACAAAGAAATAACTAAAGAAGATTATGAGTAATTGCTTTCAGAGCAAAAGTCCATAAATGCCTTGAATTCAGGCAATAAAAGTATATTAAGTAAAAAAATAAACGCCTTAAAATTGATTTTAAAGCGTTGTTTTTTTGCTTTTTTTATTAATTTTACAAGAGAGGAGAAAGCCGATGGATAGTTCAGAAATTGCAATTGCACATTTAGAAGAAAGAGCGAAGTCCAATACAAAAAGAATAGATGAACATGATGAACAAATAAAAGAGTTACAAAACACATACAAAATCATGGAAAAGATGGATTACAGAATGGGAAATGTAGAAAAAAACATTTCAGGCATAAATGAAAAGCTAGATAAACATGATAAAGCAATAGTAGAGGAATCTACTAAAACAGATAAAGTAAAAGGGATGAAATGGGATAAGTTGATCGATTATTTATTCTATGCAATAGTAGCATTTGCTCTTTTTAAATTAGGATTAAAATAGGAAGGAGGGAAGTAATATGACAGTACAATTTTTAGTATATGTTATAACAACATTATTTACTTATATTGCAGGAAAAGTGTCAAAACACTTTGGATGGAATTATGATTTACCTATAACAGTTCAAAATATAATCATAATTGCAATTGCATCAATAGTAGGTTGCTTAATACATATAGAAAATTTAGGCGTTAATGATGTAATAACAGCAGTAATAACTGCCGTAGGTGGAGTAGGAACTGCAGTTGTGGCTTATGATGCAAAAAATCAATAATTTAATACAAGAAATTTATTCTTGTGATTTTTAAATACTGGAAGAAAAATAAAAAAACTTCCAGTATTATTTTTTATAAGGAGGTCATCGTTATGGATGAAAAAGAAGAAGTAGTTATGACAGAGGAAATGGAAATAGAATTCACAAATGGGAAAGGAGAGGAAGAATAATGAGTAATTCAAGTTTAGTAAATGTAAAAGTACCTGCACATTCTAACAATTATACTATTGGAAGAAGCGGAAGAAAAATTGAAAAAATAGCAATTCATCACATGGCAGGAATATTAACTGCAAAACAATGTGGTGGAATATTCCAAAATGGAAGTAGAAAAGCTTCTAGTAACTATGGTATAGGAAAAGATGCAGAAGTAGGTTTATATGTAGATGAAGCAAATACATCATATTGCAATTCGAATTGGGACTCTAACTGTAAATCAGTAACTATTGAAACATCAAATAGTTCATTAGGAGGAGATTATCCTGTTTCTGATGCTGTTTTAAATAAACTTATAGAATTAGTTGCAGATATTGCAAAAAGAAATAATTTAGGCAAACTTGTAAAAGGTCAAAATTTAGTATGGCATAGAATGTATGCTGCGACAACTTGTCCTGGTGATTATCTATTATCTAAAATGGATTATATTGCAGAACAAGCAAATAAAATAAATGGACAAGAATCTTCTACAACAGAAAACACAAGTAAAAAATCAAATGAAGAAATTGCTAATGAGGTAATAGCTGGTAAATGGGGTAATGGTGCAGATAGAAAAACAGCTTTAACAAATGCTGGTTATGATTTTAGTACAATTCAAAGTATAGTAAATGCAAAACTAAGTGGTAATTCGACAAACTCAAAACCAAATTTAAAATCCGTAGATGAAGTCGCAAAAGAAGTTATTGCAGGCAAATGGGGTAATGGACAAGACAGATTTAATAAATTAGCTGCAGCTGGATACGATGGAAATGCAATTCAAAATAGAGTTAATGAAATTCTAGGTGCAAAAACTACAACATCAAATAAGAAATCAAATGAAGTTATTGCAAATGAAGTTATACAAGGTAAATGGGGAAATGGTACAGAAAGAAAATCAAGACTTCAAGCAGCAGGATATGATTATAATGCAATACAAACAATCGTTAATAGAAAATTGAAATAATATAGAGGAGAAAACTCCTCTATTGAATATTTTTTATTTTTTGTTGTATATTATATAGTATATCAAAAGCCTCTTTACAAGTAGTATTATTTAGGTCAATATTTTCAATCTGTTTAATAATATTGTTGTAAAAAGTATTTTGATTAGAAGATGCATGAGTAGGAACTAATTTATATTTTAAGTTGTGAGAATCAAGCAATTGTGTGTATTTATCTAATTTGGCGATTGGAAAACCACACTTTATAATCTCTGGACTTAAATTGGTTAATTTTAATCCAATTTTATTAGATACTATTCTAGCATCTTCATTTAATATATTGTAAAAAATACCAACTTGAAAAATATAAATTGAATCTGGATCTTCTTTTTTAAATTCTTGATATTGTTTCATTAATTTACTCATCTTTTTTATTTCCTTTATCTTTATTTTTTCTTTTTCCTTTTTTTCTAACAATAATATCTCCTATTTCACAATCGAATAAATCACACATTTTTTCTAATGTATCAAATTTAATACTATTTGTTTCATTATTCATCATTCTAGTAAGTGATTGATAACCTCCTTCCATATTTTTTACAAACCAATATTTTGACTTCTTTTGTTTCTTTAATAATTCATTTACTTTAACTTGTATCATCTTAATCACCTCCTCCCAATATATCTATTTTAAAAGAAAGTAATAAAGATTTTAACTATCTGCGATTTGACTTAAATTGAAGATAACTATTTTACAATATAGGTATTTGTGTTATAATATACTCAAATTTAGGCAAATGAGGTGTTATTATGAACAATACTGAAATATTAGAAATGTTAAATAATATAGAAAGTTATATAAAACATGAAGAAATAGAAGAGGTTTTAAAGTATATTAATAGCAAAAAGAAAGAACTACATATAAAAAAAGATGTAGCTAGTGAATATATGGATAAATTATTAGAAAATTTAAAATAAAAGTCGAAAATTGTCGAAATGTGCAACTCAATAATGGCAAGGAAAATTCAAGATAATATCTATCTTCTAGTGGAGTTATTTTATTTAACATAATATGGTAAAATATAATAAGAGATATCTCCAATAAACATAAGGAGGATATAGATATGGAATTAAACTTTATAGAAAAGGTATTGTCAATAATATTAAAAAAATATACAAGAAAAATATACATAAAAGGAATTATTGATGGGTTTAATTGGAAAGAATAATAATTTTTTTCGCAAGGCTGTAATAAGGCTGTAATGACTTATTAATGAAGTAAATAAAAAATAAAATGATATAAGCTGAAAGTGAACGGAGAGTAAGAAATGAGAAATATAAAACTAACAATAGAATATGATGGAAAAGATTTTAACGGTTGGCAAAAACAACCTAATAAATTAAATATTCAAGGCGAAATAGAAAGAGCCA